GAGCAAAGACAACGCTGGTTATCAATGGAACGCATTAGCGGCTCGTTCGTGGGGAAGCCTAGCCGAGATGTATATCCGAGCGAAGTTAATGCTGGACTTGAATGGTGACGCAACCCCAATGCGTATCTTCAAGCAGAAGCAATTAGCAGAGTTCTGGACAGATGCCCCAGATGGCTTCCAGACGCTTCAAGCGATTGGCGAATACAAGCAAGGTGACGATTGGGAACAAGAAGCCTTAATAGACCCTGCGACACGCAAATTGCATAATGACAGAACAAGACAGAAACAGATTAGGGCAAGATTTATGACAGTCGATGTGCAGAGAACGGGGTTCTATTGTTTGGTTCGCTCTTGGTCACAGGGAGGTGAAAGCCGTTTAGTCAAATGGAAGTTTGTGCAGACTTGGGAAGATGTATCTATGATGGCAAAGGCTTGTGAAGTAGCAGACGCATTAGTTTATGTGGACTGCGGTGACCAATTTGATGATGTGATTAGACAATGCGGAATAAATAAATGGACAGCGTTGCGTGGTGACGCTCGTTATGATTTTGCTTGGAGAGTAGAAACTGCACAAGGATTCAAAATGGTTGCGAAGGTTTATGCACCAGCGAGATTAGTTAATGTTGGTAGTGGTGCTGTGCGTGTTCACCATTTTAGTAACTTGGCTTTGAAAGACCAACTTGCACGATTACGGAAAACAGGAAAACATTCTACCTCGATAGATTGTGGACAAGATTATTTAGACCAGATGGAAAGTGAAGTGCGAACCAAGAACCCCACAAATGGAAAACCAGAATGGAAACGGATAGGCAAGCGGAACAATCACTTGTGGGACTGTGAAGTTATGCAATTCGTTCCAGCGTTAGCGTTCGGTTTCTTAATTCCGCCCCAGCCACAGCCTAATAAGGACGAGCAGTCAGAGGTTTCTACTACCCCAAAAACAGAGGGATAAGGGGTTTATTTCGTTGAAAATCAACGATTTACAACTATTTGAGAAAATAGTTGAAAATAATTCTTTACATTTCCAACCGCTTGTGCATAGTTCTTTTTATTGGTCTTTGACAGTCTTGGTCATCAAATTAAGTTTCGGCAATACCGCTACCGTAAATCGACTTACGAGCAAGGTTAAGACCGCAAGCCCCTTAACAGGACAAGCAATCGTGAGCGTAGTGAACCAAGCCCTTCGGGGTTTGAGCGAAAAGCCAAAGCCGAAACTTTTAACTTTAAAATTGCGAAGAAGCGAGGAATCGCTTCCGAGTGGGGAAGCCAAGGGGTATTCTTGTTAGCGATAACAAGATTTCTAACTCCGAAGCAAATCGAGGGGAGAGGCTCCTTGATGGCGAATCAGCCCACACGCAATTCACTTTATGGGTGAGGGCGACTGACCGCTCCTGCGAAATCCGACTGCGTTCGGAGTGCCGTGAAAAACGGCAATCACCTGTGTCAATTTTTAGTATCCTATTAGTCGGGCGGTGTTGGATAACTGACTTCACTCGTTCACTACGAAAAAACGAGACGATGGCGACTCACAAGGAGGAATCGCTTTTCAGCGATGTATAAGCCCACGAACACCAGCAAGAATGTTCTACAAAATGCAGGGGACTGCGAAAGAAGTAGCAGGGGAATGCAAACAAAAAGAACAAACGCCTAATAAGATACAAAACTTTAAACGGGAGGAGAGGACGAAAGTCCGTATGACTGCGACCAAGGGTTTAAGAAACCTGCACCAACTCCAACCTAACTTTATCGGTGTCCGTGAGTCCTCGGCTGAAATAATGCCGTCCCAATTTAATAACGACCTTGGAGGGCTATTTTGGGTAGTAATACTCAAAAGTATTCACACTTAAACTTGGGTTCGATTCCCTTTGCCGATAATTCAATTTGTGCAAGTAGTTAGAGACTTCGCTGGTTCTCCCAAGGGGTATCGCCCTCTGTCCAAAGGAGGGAAAGAGACATCGAATGATACACGCTGTGACTGACTACCCAAGACGCTTATACAGATAGTCCTGCACCTCTGGCAACCGCCTACAAAGCGAGGTCGTGTGGGAAAAGTATGAGACAATTCACTTTACATCAAACACCATAAAAACGCAAACTGCTCGCACAGCCTCGCAAGAGGGTATAGACTCACAAGGTCTATCGGCATCTGAAAAGTGCCGCAAGCGAAACAGACAAGCCCTGTCTAAACAGGGAGTTCTCTTGCACCAGAGAAGTAGTTTCGAAAGGAACTTAATTAAGCCCCACTCTTTATGGGGACGGCTGGGGTGTTTGATGTAATAACTTTATGGTTGGAAGGTAGCACACGCTCTGCCGTGAGGCACAAGCGGTCTTGGTAGTTTGGTGCTATGTATGAGTTAAGGATAAGCAAGAGGACGCTTTTGCCGAAATACCTAATGCTGGATTTCCACCCTTTTGGGGTGATGAAGCAAACTCATTCTGGTTCAATTCCGATTCCAACATCCCTTTTTCACTTGTGGCTTGCCCCTCTCTGTTATGAGCCAGAGGCGTTGTTTACGCATTATCAACGCTTTATGGGGTAAGCCATTCTATTTATGATGACCAAGACTATCAGTTGACACTTCCACAATAATTAAATAATAACCTTAACACGCACCTAACACTATGGCACGAGGAAACAATCAGTCACAATCATCTGTCCGTTCCGAATTGGGTCGATATGATAAACGAAGAGAAGAAGCCCAAAAAGCATTAAATCTATTTCGTCAAAGAACAGACAAAGTTGAAAACAACCCTAATGCTTCTGCTTTAGCAGGAATGGACTTAAAAGGCATACAATTATATGGTCGTGATATGTCTGGTGGTAATTTTACAGGAACAGATTTCAGTAATTCACAAATGCAAAAAGCAAACCTGTATGGTTCGATATTTGAAAAAGCAAACTTAAATCTTGCTGACTTAAAAGGTGCTGATGTTTCCGAGTCTGACTTTACGAACGCAAATCTTGAATTTGCAAACTTAAGAGGTGCAAATTTATTTAATGCCTTTTTCACGGATGCTAAAATGAACAATTCAGATTTAAGAAAAAGCAAGTTAGATGGAACAGAGTTTCAAGGCGTTAGTATGGTTGCGGCAAATTTTGAACAGGCTAAATCAACAAAAACTAATTTTTCTGGTGCAAATCTACAAGTTGCTAAATTTAAAGACGCTTTATTAGAAGATGCCAACTTTTCTAAATCAACTTTGGTGCGTTCTGATTTCAAAGATGCAAAAGTTTATACTTCTGATTTCTCTGGTGCAGATTTAAGTATGGCAAATTTAAGAACTGCTTTCTTGCACAAAGTTGATTTTTCTGGTGCAAATTTAAGCGGTGCAGACCTACGAGGAGCAGGTTTAGATGGTGTTAATTTTAGTGGTGCTAATTTAAAAGGCTGTCGCTGGGGTGCAAGGGAAGATGCTAATTTTAGAAATTGTGACTTTTCTAATGCAAAAGGTTTAAGCAAAACCGACAAAGATTTTATTCGCTCACAAGGCGGAAATGTATAATTTATGGCACGAGGAAACAATCAATCAGCATCTGTTCGCTCCGAATTTGGTCGGGGAAACAAAGAAGAAGCACAAAAAGCGTTGAACCTTTTTCGCCAGCGTAAAAATGCTTTAACTGACAGCAGAAACAACGCATTAGAAGGTAAAGACTTACGAGGTATACAATTATATGGTCGTGATTTATCTGGTGCTAATCTAAATAGCACAGACTTAAGAGGCTCTCAAATGATGAGTGCAAATTTAAAGGGTGCTATTTTTTGGAATACAGAATTGGATAAAGCATTATTAAGCCGTGCTGATATGACCGAAACCTCTTTTACTACCGCCTCCCTAGAAGGGGCTGATATGAAAAATTCAACTTTAATAAATGCTTATTTTGATAGAACGGATTTAAGAGGTGCAAATTTATCCAATGTATCAGCAGAAAATGTGCGTTTTGCTAACTGTTCTTTAGAAAACGCAAAACTAAATAACGCTTATTTAATAAAAGGATACTTTGTGGGTTCTGATGCGTCAATGGCTAACTTTAACAATTCAAATTTAAGAGAAGCAAGATTAAACAAATCTCAACTTATTGGTTCTTCGTTTCAAGAGTCTGAATGTAAAGATTCTGACTTTTCTCAATCACTTTTGGCTAATTCTAATTTCTTTAAAGCAAATTTAGAAAATGCCAATTTTAGAGCCGCAAACCTACAAAGTGCTGATTTTGACAGAGCAAACTTAAGAGGTGTTGATTTTAGTTATGCTGACTTACACGGAGTAGATTGGGGAATGGGTGATAATGGTGATTTTAAAGGAACTAATTTTGAAGGTGCAAAGGGTTTATCTGATGATGATAAAAAATACATTCGCTCTCGTGGGGGGAGAGTATAATTTTATGGCACGAGGAAACAATCAGTCACAATCGTCTGTCCGCTCCGAAATTAACACTTCCGAAGAAATCGGCAAATCTGGAGACTCTTTTACAAGGTCTTTTTATATTAAAGAGTTGGGCAATGGAAAGTCTGTAAGAAATGGTTCATTTGGAAAAGGGGTATCTGACCAAACGATTGAAAAAATTGCCAAAGCACTTGGTCAAATTGAACAAAAAATTATTCCTACAAAGGAAATTACATTAGATGAATTAAGAAAAAATAACCCAAGGGCGTATGATAGATTTAATAGTGTTATTGACGATAAAAATATTGGAGACTTAAAGGTTTCAAAAGAATTTTTTGAATCGGAAATTTCAACCCAAATTGATAAGCAAGGAAACTATCGTTTACCTTCGCAATACATTGTCCAACTTGCAAATAGAGTAATGACTGAAGCATACTTAAACAATAAAAGAGATTTTAGCAATTTTTCAGCATACATTTTTGATACATTATCCACAAGTTTTGGTAATAAAACAGCGGCACAAATGGTTAACCTTGTTTTGCGTGAAGGGTATAATCGTATGCAACGAGCAGGTATGACCTACCAAGAAAAAGACCCTCGCAACAACTATTAAATAACAACCTTAATACACTTAATATTATGGCACGAGGAAATAATCAGTCTTTAAGTTCGGTAAGAAGCGAAATTGGTTCTAATTTTGTTAAACCTACTACAACTCGTGGAATGGAGAATTTTTTATCTACACAAGGAAGTTTTAATGACGCACGAGATTTAAGAGAATCTTGGGCAGAGTCAAATTATGAAGCAAAGGCAAATGACATTGGAGGAATTTCATACAAGGGTTGGCTTTCTAATCAAGTAGACAGAGTAATAAGAAACAAGAAACAAGAAGCACACGAAGCAAAGGTTTTTTCAACACCAGAAGGAAAAGCAATAAAAGATAAATTTGAAAAAGCCTACAAGGAGTATAGCGAGAAAGAAGCAAAAGCCGCAGATGCACGAGAAAAACTATACATTAAAATAAAAGAAGTTACCAATAAAAATGGAACTCCATACGAAGCATTTAGAGATTTTGTTAGAGGAGAAAAAAATATGGAAGAGGGTGATGCAAAAGTCGCAAAAGCGTTTCCAAAGGAATACGCAGAATTACAAGAAACAGCAAAAATAAGTGAAGAAGCAAAGAAAAAGAGCGATGAAGCATCAAAAGCGTATCAAGACCTTCGAAGAATTAAATAAGGTTAAAGACAGTATTGGTTAGCAAATAGCGTAAAACAGCCTGTTGACATAAAGCCATTACTACTATGGCTGCTGATGGCATATTTGTTGGACTACCAAGAGAAACTGTTGAAGCGATTCGAGATAAGGCGGTTGCCCTAATACTCGAAGGCAAGACCATTATGAGTTACGGGGATGGTGCCACAAATGCTTCCAAGCAATTTGCCCTGCCTCCGCAACAAATGTTGAAGGAAGCAAATTACGCCTTGCAACGACTTGATGGTCGTGTCAGAGCGTTGTATACAAATTACAACAGACTTGTTGATAGATAAAAATGCCTCCTAAACCAGAAGAAAAGCCAAACTTATTCAACAGAGTTCGTATTGGGTTATCAAACTTACTCAAGCCGAAGGCTTATCAAGGGGCTTTCGAGTCTACCCGATACAGCGTTCACCGCACACGAGTTGATGCACCACAGCCTACGGACTTTCGCCAAGAGATGCACGACTCTACAAGGCGAGAGATGGTTCGCTTATCTCGCTGGTTAGAAAAGAATAACGGGCTGTATAAGCAAATGATTAAGGATACGGCAATCTACGCAATTGGCGATGGCATTGGCTTACAAGCATTGGGTGGCGACTACGAGTGGCAGAATATGGTCGAAGCCGAGTGGGAACACGATAACCAATCTCCAGAGGTGTCGGGAAGATTTAGCCTATTGGAGTCATTGTTCATTATGTGCGAGGCTCTGGATAGAGATGGTGAGATTTTCGCAATTAAGGTAAAAACAAAGGACGGAACACCGAAGTTCCAAATCATCGAAACTCACAGAGTGGAGACTCCGCCAAACGGAGTTTCAGCCACAGACATTTTTGACGGAATTAAGTTCAACAAATTGGGACAACCTATCTGTTATTATGTAAAACAAGCAAATGCAGAATACACGGCAATCCCAGCGAAGTCGATGATTCACATTTTTGATGCGGAATACGCATCGCAATCCCGTTCCTTCCCACCACACCAACACGCTATCAATAATTTGCGAGACGAGATGGACTTGCTCTCAATGGAGAAGGTTGCGGCGAAGGACAATTCTCGAACAAGTAGAATCCTAAAAGTGGAAGATACGAAGATGGACTCTGGCGATTTGGGCTTGGGACAACCTCTTGGTGAAGGCAACTCAACAGCCCCCAGCGTTGACCCAGACACGCTTAATCGTGTTCTTGGTGGTGTGACCGCAGTTCTTCAGAACAACGAGTCTTTGACCCCCTACCAATCGGCAAGACCTTCAAGTGCATTTACAGGATTTATAGACCATTTACGCAGGGACTCGGTTATGGGTGGGCTTCCTTACGAATTTATTGCAGACCCAACTCGTGCAGGTGGAGCGTCAGTTCGCTTAATCACGGCAAAAGTTGGAAGATTTATTTCCCACAGACAAGCGGTAATCATAAACAGATTCCTAAATGAGTGGTTTAAGTTCTGGGCAGGAATTAAAATCCAGAAGGGCGAAATCGCCAATGCCCGTAATTGGTGGAAGGTAGAGTGGGTGACACCTAAATCGGTAACTGTGGACGCAGGTCGTGAGGGTGTGAACGAAAGAGCGGACTTGGATATGGGCAGAATCCCAATGTCGGACGATTTCCAGCAACGAGGCTTCTCGTTTGAGAAAACAATTAGAAAAACCGCAAGAGATTGGTCTTTCGTAGAGAAGGTCGCAAAAGAAACAGGAGTTTCAGCAGATAAACTTTGGCGTAAATCGCCAACAGGCGGAGATGGTGCTGGTGGCGGTGGTGGTGCGAAGAACACAATTCCAGAAGGAGCATTGGGTATTGTTATGCCAGATGCTAACGGACAACCACAGATTGTGCCTATTGACAAAGTAACGGATATGTCTGGTCAAGAGATGGTCGATGCGATGACAAACTCCGAGCCAGAACTCTCGCCTCCAGAGATTGACCAAGGTGTAAGACCAACTACGGAAATGGAAACATCAGTTGACACCCTGCCAAAACAAAATTCGGGTCTATCAAGAAACCGAGAACAACCTTACCAAAGATGATACGAAGCGATTTATGTTATGCCCTCGAAGCAGGAAAGCCATTACTGATTGACCCTATCAAGGCAAAGGCATTCCTCGCTAACGCAAACTTAATTCTTTCTAACCCAGATTTGGCTTACAAATTAAGTCAATTTATTTCTGGTGACAAATACAAGCCTACTGCGGCTCGTGCAGATTTTGTAGACCCTTTAAAAAATGATTCAGAACCCGAACCCGAAGCGTCCAACGCTGGATTTGCCAACTCTACAAAGCCATACATTTTGGATGGCATCGGAATTATACCCATCCGTGGTGTTATTGGAAAATGTCTATCCCCTCTTGAGTCAATGCTTGGTTGTGCGGATATTGATGTAATTTCAAGAACGCTTGACGAGTGGGAAGAAAATGATAGTGTATATGAAGTCTTACTTTCAATTGATTCGGGCGGTGGTTCAACCACGGGTCTTGAAGAACTTGCCAAGAAGATTAGAAATTATTCAAAACCTACCATTGGCTTTACTGACTCCGATATGGGTTCAGCCGCCTTTTGGATTGGTTCTCAATGTAAGCGTCTGGTATGCACTCCTTCCTCAAGCGTGGGTGCTTGTGGTGTGTATATCACGATGAACGATGACTTTAAGAAGTTTGAAAAAGAAGGCAGAGTAGTAAAAGTAATTAAGAGCGGTAAATACAAAGCGGCTGGCGTAGAGGGGACGAGCCTATCGGACGACCAAGAAAAAGAACTTCAAGGAGAAGTCGATGAATTGCATCGCAGATTTATTCGTGATGTGACTTCTGTCCGTTCTATGGCATCGCTTGATGACCTACAAGGGCAATCGTTCTACGGAGATGATGCCGCAATTCGTGGGCTAACCACAGGTGTCATTGATTGCCTTGATGACTTAATTGACGAGATAAAAGAAACTCGCAAAATTGCACATTCAAGAACCTTACCCCAACTTTACACAAACAATGTAATCGTTGGAAGTGATGTCATAAGACCTCACATTGGTTGACAAATTTTAATAATAACAAAACAAACACATTATGGAATCCAAGTCTGTCGAAACCCGTCTCAAAGAGGCTACTGAATCCTCTGCAAAGGCACTCGCTCTTAACGAGCAGGTGTTAAAACAAGCCAGCGAAAAGGAATCTGCATACGAGCAAAAACTCGCAGAACTTCTTGCCGAGCGTGAGGCTTCCGCAAAAGCCTTAAACGAACTTATTGCAGGACGAGAAGCGTCTGCAAAAGCATTAAAAGAAATGGAAGAAAAAGTTTCTGCTGTAATGGCAATGGCTAAAACCTATGAAGCCGAAGCGAAAAAGGCTGGCAAAGGTAAAGCCGACCTCAACGAGTATCAAGACAGAGTTGAAAACCAGCGTGAGATGGATGACGAAAAGTCTCCAGCCGAAGAAAATAACGAAAGCGGTTCAGCAGAAGATTGCGAACCTATGAAAAAAGGTAGCAAGAAGGCTTCCAAGGGTAAAGCAAGTATGGAAGACGAAGGCGATTATGGCGACCTCTCTGATGAGGAAATCCAAATGATTCGTCAGTATCGTCAAGATGACGAGGCTTGCGGCCCAAATTGGAAAAAGGGCAAGAGCAAGAAAGCCGATTCTGATTTAAGCAATCCTACCAAGGAAGATACCAAAGATTTTGACAAATCCTTCCCTCAAAAGAAGATGTCCAAAGTGGCTAAAAAAGCCGAAAAAGAAACCGATGTTGAAGAAATCATCGAAAGCCCCGATATGCAAAACAAAGAAAACGAAGAGGGCGGAGAAGAAAACGAAGAACACATCACCACTTTATCCAAGCCAGATAAGAATGGCAAGAAAGCCAAAAAAGCAGTTAAAGAAGATATGGAATGCGAAGATGAAGTTGAAACCGAAAATGGTTTACCTAAACCTGTTATGGATTACATCCGTGAACTTATCAAACAAGAAAAGTCTGGCAAAGCAAAGGGCGAGAACAACCTTGGTGGTATCAACAAGCAAGAAGTAACTCGTGAAAAAGACGAAGTTGAAGAAGATGGCGAAGGCTCGTTCCTAAACAAGAAGGACGGCAAAGCAAAAGGTAAGAAAGCCGAAGAAGCACCAGCCGTTGAAGCCAAAGCCGAACAAGCATACGATGTTCTTGCTGAAACTGCACCAGCCCCAGAAGCCCCTGCACCTGTCGTTGAAGCGGTAGCAACAACTCAAGAAGCACCTAAAGCGGTAGCGGAAGAAGTTAAGCCCGACACCTCAATTGACGAAGCAGTATCCAAATTAGCGGCTATCGCCTCTGCAAAAGTTAAAGCAGAATCCGAAAATCGCCAAATCAAAGAATTACTCGCATTTGAAACCAAAGCGAAAACCGAAGCAATGGCAGCCGTTGAACTCCTCCAAAAGAAGTTCGAGGCATTGGTTAGCAAGGTTAACTCCATCGAAGAGTCTGATAAGACAGTCGAGATGAAAGCCGCTAAAATCATTTCAGCCCAAGCAAGCGAAGCAGTCGCAGTTGGCGTGGAACCTACATCAGTTGAGAAGACCGATGCAGATTACCTCAAAGAGTTTGAAGCAATCACCGATAAGCGTGAACAAAACAAGTTCTTCAATGCACATCGCACAAAGATTGAGCGAGCCGCATTTGTGAACCTCCGTAAACGCTCTTAATCCTTAACCCCTTACAAACCTAATACTATGGCAAGAGGCGGAATTTCAGCATATTCAAGAGCAACAGGCTTTGCAGGTGCAGGTCGTGGCAACGGAGTCGGTGGTGTCCGCAGGGACGCAGAAGTCGAAGCGTCACAACGCTCTGTTGCAAGTGGCGGAGATGTAGTTGAAGCAATTGCACGAGTCCAGAACGCAGGTGGTGGAGAAGTTAAAATCCCCGTCACAAGTGCAACTAAAATTTTAAACAGAGTAGCAGTAAATCCTGCTGGTGCATTACTAATTAACACGGGTGCCTTAACGGGCGACCTAGCCAACGGAGAACTCAAAATGTTCAATTCGGATGGCAGAGAAATTAAAATGGAAAGAACAGTAACTGTGATGGTTACTGAAAATGGAATTGGTGGTTTTAGAATGGGAACAGCAAGAGGATTCCAGCCTGTTCGTCAGCAAGCCGAAATCACAACCGAACAGCGTGATGCTATTTTAAATAGCACAGTTGCCCCTCAATTAAGAGGAGCAAGATGGAGCGTAGATGGTTCAAAGATTACAGGATGGTCACTTGATAAGGCTGTATTCCCAGATAAAGAATTAAGAGCGGCTATTTACCGCACAGGTGCGGTTGGTGCCAACGGAGTTCTTCGTTTCACTCCTCGTGGGCCGCTTGGAGAAAAAGTTCAAGACGCAATGGCTGAATATATGAAAAAGATGTTACCGAACTACCCTAAAATCAAAGGTTCGTTAATGAACGAAGTATTCAAGGTCAAAAAGACCAAAGAAATTTCAACCGAAGAATAATCTTCTGGTTGACAAAAAACAAAACACAAATCCTTAAACAAGATTTTTAATTTAACCCCCAAAACATAAAAATATATGTCAAACACCCTCGGAGGCATTAACCTTCAAGTCATCGCCCAAGATTCATTAACAACGCTTCTTGCACAGTTCCCTCTCGTGAACAGATTCACTACCGATTTCGGTGGCGACATCCTACAACGAGGCGAGTCTGTAACAACCCGTATCGCCTCTGGCGTATCGGCAACCGACATCACCGCTAATGGTTATGCCACATCAAATGTAACTTCAACCGCCAAGGTTGTGACCCTAAACAAGCATAAAGGCTTCGTAATGGGCTTCCAAGATGGCGAAGTTGCTAAAGGTGGTTATGATGTCCTACGCAGAACCTTCATCCGCCCAGCCGCTCACGCAGTTGTTAAGGCAGTTATGGATGAAATCTTTGCTCTCGTAGACGGAACGAACTTCCCAACCACAGGTTATTCTGGAACTGTTGCGGCTTTTGACGCTGACGCAGTTGCTGATATTTCCCAAACCTTAACTGACGCAAATGTGCCTATGGCTGGTCGCTTCTTAATTGTTAAGCCAGCACTTTACACCTCCCTTGCGAAGGACAACAGCATCCAAGCCCAATACGCTTCTGGAACTAATGCTCCTCTGACCGAAAACTTACTTCCTCGCATTCACGGCTTTGAAGTTAACCAATACTCGGCTCTCCCTGCAACTATCACCAACCTTAAAGGTATCGCTGTATCACCAGAAGCAATTCTGATTGCCGCTCGTCTCCCTGCTACCCCAACCAATTGGTATGGTAATGTCGCTACTGCTACTGACGCAGAAAGCGGTCTTTCTATCCAAGTCCGTGAGTGGTATGAAGGCACTACGGGTGAACAAAAACTCTCGATGTCGATTCTCTTCGGTGTGCAAGTTGGTAACGCTAACTGCCTCGCCAAGATTATCGCTTCGTAAGCGGTTCTCCAATAAAGGTATAAAAAAGACCCTGCATCGAAAGATGTGGGGTTTTTTATTGTCTGGTTGACACGCTTCAACAGATACAAATCTAAACCACAATGGCATATCCAAAATTCTCCATTCTTATCACAGTTGACCCAGCAGACAGCACAACTGTTGTTACCCAATACACTTCAAAGGTAACTGCCAAAGCCGCCCTTGCTACTGCAAAAGGTCTTGGTCTTGATGCGTATCTTTACCTTGAGCCACTACCTACTCGTTCGGTGGTAGCACAGAAGCGAGCAGGAACTTATACTGACGCTTACGGAAATTCTTACAATCTGTAATTTTCCTGTTGACTTCATTTTAAGTCCGTATTCATTCGTTAGTCTATGTCCTCACAAAAATTCTCCATTGTCGTTGAAGTTAAAGATGGTAAAGCAGTTGCACACGGCTTCCTAAAAGAAGACGCTAATGATGCGACTAATTTATTTGCAAAACTTCGTGACGAAAAAAAGGAAGCGTATCTCTTCCAACATCCTGTCGCTGATAAGCGTTCAAAGAGTGCCGAACAAGTTAAAGCAACATACGGAGACAGAGAAGTTGTTGCTGAAACTAAAGAAGTTGAAGCACCTAAAAGCAAAAAAGGTAAAAACTCCATTGAAGGCGTATCTAACTAATAATTTATGATTATATCATTCATCGTTGGTGTTATTATTGGCTTTGTAGCAGGTCTGTTAGTATTTCGCAACAATGCGAAAAAGGCTGACGGCATTGTGAGCGAAGTCGATGCGAAGGCTAAAGAGTTAATCGAAAAAGCGAGAAATCGTAAATAAAAATTATGAGCAAAAACTTAAAACCTGTTCTTAATGATGACGAGGGCAACCTCTTGAAGGCTGGCTACAAGTCTAATGAAATGGAATTAGCCAAAAAGCATTTCAAGGAAACTGTTGAAGAAAACCCAGAGATGGGCAAATTGACTTTCAGTCAATACATTTATCAGTTAGCCGCACTCAACATTGTTTTCGATACAAAGATTTTGCCAAAAGTAAGAGGCGAAAAATAAAGCGAGACATTGGTTCGCTAACTACGAGGTATCTTAACGGATACCTTGTTTTGTTTTTGTTGACATAGAGCAATAGCATATGTCTATCTGGACTGAAATGGCTGACGATGCTCCCGAATTTCTGGAGGAGTTTGGAAGACCTATAACATTTAGAAACCAGACTTTCACAGCGTTGCTGAACAGAACGATGGATACGCAAATGCTGACTAATGGTGGTTTTACATACGGCTCGAACTATATGGTTCGTATTCTTGCCCCAGATGGTCACTCGTTTAAAACGGACAAACCTACGCACGGAGAGTTTATGACAATCTTTGGTCAGAAATACACAGTCACAGGGGTTACTGTCCGTTCACCAGACCCTTGGATTGATTTACAAGTTGAACTATCTTCGAGCGTCTAATGGACGCAAAGTTCAAAGTAGATTCAAAGCGACTTAATGAAGCGTTGCGTGGGCTTGGAAAGAGTTTTGAGTCCGAGTTCAAGGAAATAGCCAGAGGCTCTGCCCGAAGGGTTTGTGAGGCATACTTGAAACACTCTTACCCTAATGTTGGGAACAACCCAAAGAATCCAATGGGTAATACGGAAGAAGCAAAAAAGCAGGGCGAGAAAAACTTACGCAAAGAAGTAAATAGTATGTTTATCCCCTTGGATAGTATGAGGGTGTCAGACCTTGTTGCTCAAAAAAACAGCGTGGTATTTAATATGAATAATCCTATTGATTGGAGGGACGAGGGGTTAAGAAAAGCGTGGGAAAACAGAGATATGAATACGCTCTACAATGCTTTCCAAGCAATTGATACGGGCTGGAATCAGCAAGAAGGTTCTTACGATTATGATGAAGGTTCCCTTTTCAAGGGACAGGATTATGTCAAAATGCAATATGTGGATGTTCCTACAGTTGCACTCCAACAGCAAATGCGAGGTGCGGACGGAAAATGGGACGGGAGAACAAAGATGCTGGTTCGCAACAGACAGGTAATACAAACTTTCATACAGGCAAGAATGAGAGACATCGGCAAGATGGTAAACGGCTGGAACGAATGCTTACAACAACTTGGAGGCGGAGCAGTTTATAGAATGTTAGGCAAAGGTTTTGGTAGCGTAAAAGTATCAGATGGCGGTTTGACTTATAACATTGTAAACAAGAACGGAGATTTTAACCAAATGATTTCCAAAACGGGAGTTCCTAAAATGATACAGCAAGAGGAGCAAATGAGGCTTAAAGCGGAAGTTGACAGACGCTCAAAGATAACCATCGCCAAGTGGTTTGGTCGCACAAAATAATACCTAATGAGCATACGAAGAGCAGTTGAAGCCCAAATAAAATACACGCTCGACTCTT